CGGCAGCGACGAGGTCATGCGCCTTAGCCTTCGCTGCGTCCACGGACGCGGCGCGGACATGAACATGCTCGTCGTCCAGGTGATCCTCGTCCGTGTACCACGGGGTCAACGGATCACCGTTGGCTGGGTTGGCATCGGAAGGCCGAGGCGGAATCCGCCCCCCGTGGAGTTGGATTCGGAGGTCGTTCCCTGAGCGGGTGAAGTAGTACCAGTGCATGCCTACACATTACCCGTTAATGATGCCTACACATTACCCGGCGGGGAAGCATCTTGCGCGGGAACGGGTAACCTCTACTTCGGAGTTAAGGCTTATGCACACCGCTATATTTGTTGTCGGACCCCCCGGCGTCGGTAAGACGAGCGCCGTCCGGGAGATCCTGGGTGAAGGCTACATAAACTTCACCCACCCTGAGACTAAGAAGGTCAAGTGGTGCCTTAAGGCTCCCTGGGTTTTCGCAGGGCACTACGGTGTCGGAACCTTTGACGGGGCGGACACCGTTCCGAATGACGGCTGGCTGCCGTGCATGGAGTGGTGGGAGAAGTCAGTACTCACGGACCCCCAGTACCAGTACACCCTGTTCGACGGCGACCGCTTCTCGCACGGGAACTGTAAGAAGTTTCTGGAGGACCGGGGCGTCCGGGTTCTGTGCGCCCACCTCACTGCCTCCGGCGAGGTGATGGAAGCCCGCCGCAAAGAGCGAGGATCCGATCAGAACCCCACCTGGCTCAAGGGTCGGGTGTCCAAGGCCCGGAACTTCGCCGAGCGGTTCAAGCCCGTTGACACGGCCCTGTTTGATATGTTCGGAGGGGCCACGGAGGAGGCCGACTTAGAGAACCGCTTGGTCGAGGTCGTTGTGGAGGGCGTCACCCCGGCTGAGGTTTCGGAGAGGATTCGGGGGTTTGCCGGATGCTGACTCCACCTTCCTGGGAACCTCGATTTGAGAAGGTTCGGGATCTCCAGCCCGGAACCGACTTCCGGGGAAAGGAGTACCGGGAAGAGGTTTGGCTCCAGTTCTACGAGTTTCACCTTCGGTACAAGGCTCACCCCGGCTGTGTCTACTACCTGATACCCTGGCTTCGGGATAGGTTTGGCTGGGGGGAGGAGGAGACCCTCTGGTTTGCTTTCCTGAACGGGAACACCCAGAACCCGATCGTGAGTCTAATGTTTCACGAGAAGTTCCCCGGACCCGAGCACGAAGATGGAGTAGTCGAGTTCTGGAACGAGAACTACAAGCGGTTCGAGTGGGACACCGACCGCCGTTACCACAAGAAGAACTTCGAGAAGTCCGTCCGGGACTACTGCGCCAAGGTGAAAGCTGCGGGGACGCAGAAGGAGTTCTGGTCCGACGCAGCCCAGCGCGGTTTCGCTGGAGTTTGGGAGAAGGCAAGCGGGCTGTATTCGTTCGGGCGGCTGAGTGCGTTCTCCTATTCGGAGTACCTCCGAATAGCCGGGGTCCCTTTTGACTGCGACGACCTCATGCTGGGCGACATTTCCGGAAGCTCCTCCCACCGAACAGGGCTCTGCCTGGTGGCCGGGATGGATCCCTGGGTGAAGTTCTGGAACAAGGACTTCGACAACAAGTGGCCGAAGGATATCCTGAGCTGGCTCACCGAATACGCGTCGGGTCTTCTTTCAGAGATGAAGTCAAGGGCGGCTGGAAAGGCTTGGGAGAACGACGTTTCCTACTTCACCCTTGAGTCGGCCCTCTGCACCTACAAGAGCTGGCACAAGCCCAACCGACGCTACCCCAACGTGTACAACGACATGATGTTCAACCGCATCCACCGAGCGGAGAGGCAGTGGCCCGACCTTGACCTGAGCCTCTGGTGGGAGGCCCGTGCGGAGTGCCTGCCCGAGCATCTCCGGCTTGAAGCCTGCCCCGGGGACCCCGGTCTCGCTCGTTCGAAGCAGAACCACTACCTTCGGACGGGTCAGGTAGTAATGATGGATGTTGAGTACCCCCACTTCAGTAACGATTTCAACGAGGGGGTGCGGAAAGGTCCAGGCGAAGACACCCTCGGCCTCTTTGGGGCTTGAGCTTTCAAGCCCCCGACCAGAGGGTAAGATTAGCGTACCGGAGGAATCATGAAGCAGCGAAAAGAAAAGAACGGGCTGACTTGGGATGAGTGGGACTCGGACGGGATCCTCTGCGTCGAGTTGACCGGTGCGGGGTTCTACACCGACGAGCAGACTGAGAAGAAGTTCCGGGCTGAGTTCCTGGATGAGACTTCCTTCGAGATCCTGGTCGACCGGGACTGCAACGTGTATGTCCCCAAGGAGGCGACCGTCTTTGACATGTTCGCTCCACCCAAGACCCGGGAGGAGGACCTGGCGGAGAGGCTCTTTCTGGCCTTCCGGAAGGGCGTCCTATCCCCGGGGCTTTGCAAGGGGGCTTTGCGCGGCCTTAGAGGCGCTGCGAGGGCGTCGAAGAACCGAGGGGTAGCCGGTGGTAAGGTTGACCCGGAGAAGATGGGTAGACCTGGTGCTACGCTGATCCCCGTGGGGGATGGAACCCGTGCAAAGTACATCACCAAGGACGGGATCATCAGTGACACCGTCGAGGCGAACATCACCATAGGGGGGATCGCGGGGTACTTCCCGGCAACGGCCCGGAACCCCTACGTTCGGAAGACGGCCTACACGCGGGACAACTGGGACCTGTTCAAGGAGGCTTGGCCGTTCCTTGAGAAGTCCGCCGAGTTCTTTCAGGATATAAACCCTGCCCGTCGCGCGGCCACTGAAGCCTTCATCGCGAAGGCTGACCTCCGGAACAAGGGCTGGGTGATCCCCGGAACACCGTACTCCACGATCACGGTTAACAAGAACTTCCAGACGGCTTGCCACCAGGACAAGGGGGACCTCAAGGCCGGGTTCGAGAACTTCTCAGTTCTGGAGCGTGGCCCGCACGATTACAAGGGGGGCTACACGGTGTTCCCGCAACTGCGGGTGGCCTTCGACTGTAGGCAGGGGGACTGGGCGGGGATGGACGTGGCGCATTACTACCACGGCAACACCCCGATCGAGAGCGTCGTCGAGGGGGAGGATGACTGGGAGAGGATCTCCCTGGTAATGTACATCCGGGAAGACCTCGCAACCGCAGGCACTCAAGAGGAAGAGGCTGAAAAGCAGCGTCGCTGGAAGAGCAAGTGGCGCAACCCGGTCGAACAGCACACCTTCCGGAAAGGGAAGCACCAGGAGGAGGCCAAGAAGGACTCCGACTTCATGGACGAGTTCGGCTCCCGGTAGCAACCCTATGCCCAGGCAAGGCTACCGGCCTCACTGCCCCGATGGTGAAACCATGAACAAGACCTGCGGGCGTCCGAGCCTTTTAGAATCAAAGGGAAAAGCCGTGAAAGCCTTTGAAGACGTTCTGGTTTGGCGGGGTAGCTGGGAAAGCCCCAGGGGTCTTTCGCTCGACGGCTTTCACCTGTGGGACCGGAACGGGGTTTGGTGTGGGGTTTACAAGACCTTCAGTCGGGCTAAGTTTGAGGGCCGGAATATGTAGTCCTACCGGCAAGTCGGGAGGCGTGTCGCGCTCGAGCGTTCTTATTTGAGCAGGCTCTGGAGCAGTACTTCGAGGTCGCGCCCGCGCTGTTGCCGCAGGACTCAAGGCTGCACGTTGAGGAAGAAGCCCGCAGGGCTCTTAGACTTCGCTTGTACTCCCGGTCCCGCTTTCGCTTCTTTTCTCTGGCCGCCTCTTGGCGCTCAAGCTCCTCCCTCTCAACGCGGCGGACCTGTTCTGCGCGCTCCCTGAGAACCCTCGCAAGCTCGGCAGCCTCTTTCCGGCGAGATTCTTCCAACCCCTCATGCCGGACCTTCTCACGTTTGACGTGAGCGACTGCCCCGGCCCCCGTTAGCATCATCCCGCAGGTCCTGCAGTGGAACACCGCGTTGAAGGGGAGCCCCATCCGATTGCTAACGGAGCGGTCTTGGTAGAGCTCCGTCGCGGTTGAATCGCACTTCGGACACCTTGGGAGAAACTTCATCTAAACAGCCTACCTTAGTGAGCGGGGGGTGGCTTCACTTCAGCCTGGGCGTGGAGGACCTCAAAGGCTTCCCCCACGGCGGACTTCGTGAAGTCGCGGAGAAGCCTTGTGACGTGCTCCTCCACCATGGCCACGACCTCATCCGCCTCCAGGTCGTGGGGGTGAACCCCTTTTGACAGGGCTGCGATCATCATAGTGTAGGCTTCCCGGCGGAGAGCCTCCACGAACAAGGCGTGAGACATCTGAGCCAGGCCCGAGGAGGGCCAAGACTCGAAGGTCTTCTTGTCTGAGGGGGTGAGGGGTCGGTGGCTTGACTTAATCGCCCCGTCCTCATTCATCTCAACTGAGACTACCAGCTGGGCCTTCTTCACGGGGACGCTTCCCCGTCCCACGACCAGTCCCCCGTGAAGGCTGAGGCTGAGTAGTCCGTTACACGCTTCTCAAAGAAGTTGCTCATTGTGTCGCCGTTCAGCACCCAGTCAAGCCAGGGCAACGGGTTGCTCTCGACCTTGAAGACCTCCTTGAACCCCAACTGGCTCAACCGTCGATCTGCCATGTACCGGATGTACTGCTTCATCTCGTCGGCAGAGAGACCCTTTACCGGCCCGACCTTGTAGGTGAGGTCGATGACCTTGTCCTCCAGGATCACCGCTGTCTCGTACATCGAGTAGATGCTGCGCTTGAACTCGTCGTTGACGATGCGAGGGTGCTCCTCACAGAAGGTACGAAAGAGCCGAGCCATCCCGTCTACATGCAGGGTCTCGTCTCGGATCGACCACTCGACGACGGTACACATGCCCTTCATCTTGCCGAACCGTTGGTAGTTGAGGAGCATCACGAACGCGCTGAACAGGCTCATGCCCTCGTTGCACACGCTCTGAGCCAAGGCCCTGCCCAGTCCAGACTGAGTGCTTACATTGTTATCCTGCATGAACTCAATCTTCGCTGCCAGTTCCTCGTACTCCAGGAACGCCCAATATTCCTTCTCATGAAGCCCGAGGGTGTCATTGAGCAGGGCGTAGGCTCGCTGGTGAACCCCTTCGCGGTTGGCGAAGGAGAGCAGCATGTTCCTGATCTCGTTGTTCTTGAACTTCGGAATGAACAGGTCGCAGTAGTTTCCCCCGACCTGGACGTCACTCTGCGTGAACAACCGGAGGATCTGGGTGATGTGCTCCTTCTCGGTCTGGGAGAGCGAGCCATCCTTCCACTGCTTTACGTCCTCCTGGAGTTCTGCCTCCCAGGTGCCCCAGTGGATCTTCTCGTGTGATTCGGTCGCGTCCATCGCCCAGGGATACTGGAACGGCTTGTAGGCTCTGCTGTGTTCCATCAACCCTGGCATGACAAGCACTCCTCTGTCTCAACGTAGTCCTTGAGTGCTACCCTCTCGACCTTCACGCTCACCTTGTCGGCGTCCACACCAGCGGTGGTGCGGAGGTAATAAAGCCCCTTCAGACCCTCTTTCCACGCCTTGATGTGGGTCATGAGAACGTAGTGGCGGTCGGAACCCGAAGGGAAGAACAGGTTTACGCTCTGCCCCTGGCAGATGAACGGCTGCCGGTCGGCGGCGTGTCCTACGACCCAGCGTTGGTCGAGTTCAAAGGCAGTCTTGAAGACCTCCTTCTCCCACTCACTTAGAAGGGCGGCGTCGAGGTGCTGTACGGAGCCTGCGTTGGTCGTGATACTGGACCAGATGCTTTCCCGTTCGGTGGGATCACTGACCTTCTCGAGAAGCAAGTCCTCCAGGGCAGGGTTCCTAACCTGGTGGGACCCCGCTCTGGTCCGGTGGGTGTAGGCGTTCGACTTCCAGGGCTCGATGCTGGGGCTTATGTTCAGCAGGATGCTGGAGTTGGCGTTTGGGGCGATAGCCATGAGGTGGCTGTTGCGGCGACCAGACCCGATGCCGTCCAGGTACTCGCCCTTCTCCTCAGCGAGTGCCTCGGAAGCCGCGACGGCGTCCTTCTTGATGCGCTCAAAGATCCGGAGGTTCATGCCCTTCGCCAGGGCGCTCTCCCAAGGGATCAGGTGCTTCTGGAGGTACGCGTGGAACCCCATGGCCCCCAGTCCCAGGCTTCGCTCACGGGTGGCTGAGTACACAGCGCGGTGGAGTTCGTCTGGAGCGTTTTCGATGAACACCTGAAGCACGTTGTCGAGGAGCCTGATGAGATCCGCAACCAGCGGGGTGTCCTTCCACTTGTCGTACAGCGCGAGGTTCAGGCTGCTCAGGCAGCAGACGGCTGTGCGGTCTTCCGAGGTGGCAAGGTGGATCTCGTTGCAGAGGTTTGACCCGTTGATCTCCAGGCCCAACTTCTTCAGGGTTTCGGGGAGTCCCCGGTTCGCTGCGTCGATGAAGTTCAAGTACGGCTCGCCCGTGCGGGACCGGACCTCGATGACGCGCTGGAACAACTCGCGTGCAGGCATCGTGTCTCGGATCTCACCGTCAGCGGGATCGCGAAGGTTCCAGTCGGTTCCGTCAAGGCACGCCTGCATGAAGTCGTCGGTGATATTCACCGCATTGTGTAGGTTCAGGCACTTACGATTGGGGTCCCCGCCCGTAGGCAGACGCATCTGAAGGAACTCCAGGATGTCCGGGTGCGAGATGTCCAGATACGCAGCGTAGGATCCCTTTCGGGTCGTGCCTTGTCGGTACGCCGTCATGTCGGCATCGACCGTCTTCAGGAACGGGATCGGTCCTGGAGACTTGTCCGAGACGGACCTGACGCCTGACCAATGGCCGCCTACGCCGCCGCCTTTCACGGACAGCCACCGCAGCTCCTCCGTGTGTGAGATCAGACCCTCAAGGGTGTCTGGAACGTAGGTGAGGAAGCACGATATCGGCAGCGCCTTCCACTTTCCCCCGGGGGCTGGAGCGTTGCTCAGGACCGGGCTGGCGAACATGAACCAGCCCTTGCTGGCGTAGTCGTAGATCCTCTGGGCGAATGCCATGTCCCCGTCACAGTAAGCCACGGCAGCGCGGGCGAAGGCTTCCTGGGGGGACTTCTCACCCTCCTTCATGTAGTATGCACGGAGGAGGTCCATGGCGAAGGGGGTGAGGGACTCATCCCTCTCAAGGGACATTTTGACGGCCTTCACGGGATCCTCAGTTGGGGGCTGTTCGGCCTCGCCCGACTGCCAGGGTAAGGGCTCGAAGCTGGGCAATAAAGTCCTCGAGTGTACAGGCAGACGGTCATTCATTGATAAGTTTCCTCAGGGTGGGGGGGCCTACTACTTACAGGGAAAGCGAAAGGCCAACCACCGGTGACTGAGGGCTTTTACATGGTACCCTTGAGACACGCCGAAAGGAGAGCACCCTCGAAGGCGGCCCACGGGGCGGGCGCACCCTTGAGGGTTCGGGAGTCTACCCACGCAAGATCGCCTATCAACTTTCTAAGGGCTGGAATCGTCCAGGCTTTTGCGGCCACAACGTGATCTCTCTCGAGGGACCACGTTGGGATCCCGAGCCGGGAAGAGATTTCGGACAAGGGCTTCTTCTTCTCCAGAAGAAGACTCACTTGAAGCCACGCTACGGCCAGGTCCGCTGGACCTCCCCTCGCCCTCAGCATTAGCATTACGGGATCCTCAGGGGCACGTCGCCGGACTCGGCTTAGTTCAGCCGCCATACGCTTCGGGTTTCGAGCCCTCAAGGCATCCCTAAGAGGGCCCATGTCGATTTCAGAGGATGCCCTCAGCAGGTCCTTAACCATATCGAGGGTGATCGAGTCCTCGCCTCTTGACCTTGCGAGGGCCGCCATCTTTTGTATCTCGAAGGACACGACCCCGAGGTCATGCCCCGCAGCCCCTACAAGGGCCTCTGCAAGCCGTTCGGGGAGGCACCCCTTACCACCTACCAGGCGGTCAGCTTCAGCCTGCGCAAAGCGCATAGCGAGCGTCCTCAAGCCCTTCTTGGTAGTTGGCCGGGCGTGCTCCATGCGATAGCCTCCGTGAACGGGAGCTATCGAGGGGAACTTCTTCTCATCAAGGGTTCCTGGGACAACGATCAGGAGACCAGACCCTTTCACGGGGTTCTTCTTGAGGTCGAGGACGGTTTCCGGGTGGACCTCCTTGGCGCCGATTATGACCAAGCAGGAGGTTCCGAAGGTTCCAGCGGAGGTCAGGGCATCAACTGCCTCGGCGTCATCGTCCGCTGAGATTACATCAAGCCCTGCAGAGGATGCTACGAGCTTCGCATTTCGGACTTCACGATCCCGCAGGTAGTCCTCCGTCCCGCCGATGACGACCAGGGCCGGAGGACTCTTCCAGGAGAAGGCTCTCAAGACTGACCCCACGAAGGTAGGAGGGCGTCGAGGGCCACAAGGTAGGAGCCGGGGCGACCCAGGGCGGGCCGGATCTTCTCCCACAGTACGGAACTGCTTCCGGGGTCAAGAAGGCTGCAGTACATCGTTAGGAGGTCCGGCCAGTCTTTGCCGGCCTCGCGAACGATCGACACCACCTTGACCCAGTCCTTGGACGCTCGGGCAGCGAGTAGGTCCTTGGCGGGGTCGTCCATGTAGGAGAGGGGGTCCAGCCACGTCCTCGAAGGAGGGCACCAGATGTGAAGGGTCCTTGAGCGGATTGTAGGGATCACTTCCCCCAAGTAGTCCGTCCAAAGGATTATCCTCAAAGGGAACGCGGAGATCTCCTCCAGCGTCTTCAACAAGGCATCCGCAGCAGAGGGGGTGGCGCTATCCAGCGGGCCCACCAGCACACAGGGTGGCCGATCACCGACGCCGGGGCTAAGGGCCAACCGAACTATCTCACGGGAGTCGTCCACCTTGAGGCCGTCGTCACCGATAGGGTCGCCGACCAACCGGCCGACCTCCAAGGCTTTCTTCAAGGCTTGGTCTCGGGCTTCCGGTCCGTGGAACAACAAGGGGGTCACGAGTCACTCCACTGAGAAGGTTACGCCTCAGTGTTACCCTCGGAAGGGCTCATAGGACTCGGTAGGCGTCAAAGGGAGATGTGGTAGTTCCGATTGCACTTCATGCACTTGTACCGGATGGACTTTCCACCTCCAGGTTTCTTAAACCTGTGCACGATCAAGGCTTGGTTCCCACCACACCCGAGGGTAGCCCTACAGTTTACCCAGACGATCTTTGGTTCCGGCTTTGGCATCAGCCCTCCTTAGTAGGGAACAGTACCCGGGGGACTTATTCAGTACCCCAAGACCAACGCGAGCTGGTAGGTTCTCACCTGAAGCTCTTCAACGTAGGGCTCAGGTTGGTATAGGGGTCCAGGCTGGGCGACCTCAGAGCCCGGAAGGGTTCCGAGGGGTGTCCCCTCAGCAGCCACAAGGGTTCCACCTGGGCCATAGATAGCCTGAAGGAGCTTCACGGTTTCACCGGCCACACCCGGAAGGTTTCCTCGCCAACCGGAGGTCTGAACCTCTTGAAGAAGTGGAACAACAAGGTCGTTCCACTGTTCCCCATCGAAGAACAGACTGAGCCCTTCAGGAACCACCGACGGGTAGGGACCCTTGCTTGGACTCAGGACAACAAACTCGGAGTACCGGGAAGGTCTTGATCCTGGAAACAAGACATTTACGTGGCCTCCTACAATAAGGAGAGCCACATACGGGATCACATCCGCAAGCTGTTGGGCTGATTTCCGATACTTACTCATCTAAGTACGCTCACCGATAGGGGGACTACTTGTATCCTTCTATGTATTCGTTCCGTTAGTCTCAGTCTCTTCAGAGGTGGTGTAAGTTTTCTCTGTCTTGATTGTCATTTTTTATTTTCAGTCAACCCTTTTACTTTCCTATTCCCTACAGGTTCCTCTAAGAAGAACCTCAGCCCGTAGGGGGAAAGGGGAAGAAAG